AGTCTGAAACAAATGAAACCTATGTTGATTTTGTAGAAGGCGTTCAATTTGATTCAAAATTAAAATCTCCTCACTTAGCTACGGATAAAGATAAAGGGACAGCTACACTTGAAAACCCTTTAGTGTTAATAATATCTTCTCCAATACCAAATATAAGAAGAATACAGAATATATTAGAATACACGATAAAAAATAAACGTAGTTTGTTAATAGTTGCAGAAATGGACCAACAGCCTTTTGCAACACTTATTGCAAACAAAGTTAAAGGTAATATAAAGGTTAATATAGTAGACACTCCTGGGTTTGGACCAACAAGAAACGAATCTATAGAAGATTTAGCTATATTAACTGGAGCAACAGTTATAAACGAGGAGTTAGGAGACGATTTAGACTTAATAGATATATCTGTATTAGGAGAAGCTATAAAGTCTGTTACGGATGACAAGAGCACTGTTCTGCAGGTTGTTTCAGACAATGAACTGCTTAAAGAAAGAATAGATATGGTTTCTGATAAATTAGCAGAAGAAACTAATTCGTTTTTTAGAAAAAAGCTAGAGCAAAGATTATCTATGTTAACTGGTAGTGTTGGAATAATAAGGGTTGGGGCAGATAGCAAGCTAGAGCTTAAAGAAAAGAAAGATAGAGTTGAAGATGCAATATATGCGACAAAAGCGGCTTATAAAGAAGGTATTGTTGCGGGTGGCGGTATTGCACTTTTAAACGCAGCTAAAAATATAAAACCTGTAAACAAAGGAGAAGAGGTGCTACTTGAAGCTATTAAGTCTCCCTATTATACAATATTAGATAATGCGGGTATTATTGAGATAAAAAAGCCTACGGCAAAAAATAGGGGAATAGACGTTAAAACAGGTAAGGAAGTTAATATGATCAAAGCAGGTATTATAGACCCGGTTTTGGTTACAAAATCGGCGCTCAAAAATGCCGTTAGTGTAGTATCTACAATTATTTCTGCTGATTGTGTTATAAGTAATAAAAGATTAGCATAATGCAAGCAGTTAACTACTACGTCATAATTGACAAGATCAAAGAGGCCCCGAAGAAAGTAGGCGGTCTTGAATTAACAGAAAAACAAAATACCGAAGTTAGGTATTTAAAAGGCAAAGTTGTAAGTATTGGAGAACAGGTTCCTAATGTAAAAGAAGGTGATATTGTACGTTACGATAAACACGCTGGCCACGGGATAGAATGGAAAGACCAACTATTTTTCGTTATAAAGGCTGGGGATATTGTTTTGGTTGAATGATAACAACAGGTAAGGACCTAAGGGATATGAACCTATTCAAATATTATAGGTTAGTCAGGAAGTGGGCGTGCAAAACTTACGCGTTAAAAGATGCGGATTTAGAATTACTTCTGTATTTAGATTGTAAAAAGCTTTTTACTCGTAATGATTTTATTAATGGCACTTATACTTATAGCTGGGATAAAGCAAGATGGGATCGTTTAAGAAGAGAGGGCTGGATTGATGTATTTAAAGAAAGGAACAGGACTACATCTAAGTATGCGGTGTATAAAGTATCTCACAAAGGTACTACTCTTATAATGAGAATATACAGGATACTATTAGGTCAAGAAGATTTGCCAACATCACAGCGCAGCAGATTCTATAAAAATAATACATATACGGATAAGGTTTATAATAAAGCCATTGACGATATGATAAACGATAAAGAAAGATAGTATGGCATTCAAATTAAAAGCTTTTGCAGATTTAGTAGGTATTGATAAAGATACTTCAGAATGGGGCACTCCGGTTTTTGAAAAGGAACTAGGAGGTACTATAATGGGAGAGGCTAATAATGACGGTACTATATTTATAGACAAAGGTTTAAGTAAAAGTGAAAAACAAAAAGTAGTTGATCACGAAAAAATACATAAGAACCAGATGGGGCAAAATAAATTGTATTATGATGACAATTTTTTAACATGGAAAAAAGACACTAAATCTCCCGCTAGAGTGTATAAAAGAGTTAATGGCAACTTAATAGATATTAAAACAGGAAAAGGCGCTGAAGAAGGTGGCGATTTTGAGTGGGAAAGAGAAGCATATAAAAATTCATAATTATGGGATATAAAGCAAAACCAATAACGCATAAAGCCAGCAGGAGCTGTTTACAAGCCAACCAGGCTTTAATAGATGGAGCCGCAGATTTAGGCGACTCAAAAGCATTTCAAAACTACGGTGATTTAGTAGAAGACAAATTTGGAGAAGGACAATCAACTGGCGCGGTGGATGTTGAAACTGAAGACAGCGAGGATCCTAGCCCGACTAAATTAGACCCTGTAACTATAATGAAGTTTGCTTCGATGGCTAGCAGCATGGCTGGTGGAAATAAGAAAAAAGAGGGAGGCTCTAAAACAACCGTGGTCGTTAAAAATAACGGTGGAGAAAGTAGAACGCCTCAATCCCCACAATCATCCCAGGCGGCTAACGCAATAGATCCAGTATAAACAAACTAACTAAAACAAAATGAACAAACCAATAACAAGCTACATAAGAACAGCCCCGTCGTTTAACGGTGGCCCTGTAAAGCAAACAGAAGTAGAAACTTTTACTGAAGGTAAAAAAGAAACAAAAAAAGAAAACGTTGATTCAGAAAAAGTTGAAACAAAAAAGAATTACGCAAAAGACGAGCAGGTATGTTCTAGTGAGTACAAAGCAAAAACCGGCAAAGGCGGGCCTGGAAGTAAAGAGTGCCAAGCTTGGAAAAATACTTCAGACGAGCAAAAGAAAAAAGCGGAAACTACAATTGTTGAAAAATGCCCAGAAGGTTCAACCGGCACCCCTCCTA